TTTCCAGATGCCATTGTTTGATGCGAAGAGGCTGAAAACTCTTTCATCGTTTATATACTCAACGGTGATATTATATTATATTATATTCATGGGCACCGTTCTCACTCATTACAACAAAGTTTTTCATAGTTAGATTTTCCAGTAATTGTTATGCTTCTTTAGCAGTCGCTGGCATTTCTGTTTCCACATGCCAGAATTCACCTGTATACCGATGGTCTTTAATTGTTTGTTATCTCTGATTTCATTGAGTTCAATGTTGTCATCATCCAGATGCCAGATGACCTTGGTGTTGATAAGGAACATGCTTTTGGATACCATGTTGGTAAATCTAATCTTATCTCTGGTTATTCCCAGCTTGTCCGCAACCCTGAACAGGTCATTATTACCATACTCCAACCCCTGCCATTGTAAATGCACATGAAGGTCATCAAAGCGGCTTGTAACTATCCAAACGTTAACGCCCTCAGCTATCAGCTGTGCAGCGTATTCCTGTACATCTGGACGTGACAAACAACTGTCAAAATCAAATGTCACTATGGGTATCATATTTTCTCATTTTTAAATCGCCAAATAAATCCAAATGCTGATAATGTTTTGTTTCTTAGATTACATGAAATATTCTTTCGTCCAAGTCCGAGTTCCAATTCAACATCCATAGCACTTTTCCATTCTTTTATAAATTCACCATCTAATGAAAATTGAAGTATTGGCTTTTTTATTCCTTCTGCATTATTTCTTATCCAGTCTTGTGATTTAGGTATTTTTCGCCCTACTCTATTTTTAGTAGCATTAATTTGAGCTACCGTCTTAGGTGACCCTTTTTTTGTTTTCGATATCTTATCCTTTGTTTTTTGTGAATGATGTATTAAATTACAACCCTCACCACCCAATGTCAAATTCATTCCAAGTTTATTCCATTTAACAAACGAATTAAAATGAATTATATAATAACATTCTAATTTAGAAAGTTCTTCATTAGTAAAAAGACCTTCTTTCAAAATCTCAAACTCGTGGTTCTCAAAACCATATTTTAATAGAGAATGGTACAATATTTTTTGTCCCTTACAATGTAAACATTTGTAATCACTTTTTCTCTTATTAATATTAAATGTCTTCCCGATGTATATTTTACCATTTGGTGACGAAAACTTGTAAATGTATCCTATTTTCATAAGCAGTATTTATTATAAATATGCTCATTTGGTCTCGAAATCTAATTAAATAGGTGCTATCGAAATCGAATGTTACTATAGGTGTCATTAGTAGTTTGCGGTTGTGAAGCGTACTTTCTTATCCAGTGCCAATCTTATCAGCCATTGAAGATTGCTTATTACCGGCTCGTTGCTGAGGTTTGCAACATCGATTATAACTACTTCCTCATCGGTTGTGGTCTTGAGAATGGAAAGGTCATCCATTATGCTGGTGTAGAATGCTACATACCATTCAGCTTCTACCAGTTCAGCAAAGAATTTCCAATCGGATGGTTTAGTCTGGTGACCAGTTTCTTCGAAGAATTCACGGGCCATGGCCTCGTGGTAGGTTTCGTTATCTTCAAGGTGACCGCCGATACCATTGTATCTACCAGCTTGCCATTCTGGACGGGCTTTTTTAATCAAGGCAACTTGGGTCAGCTCATGATTGAACATGAACCCCGCAACATAGTTTTTCATAGATTTGTATATTATTCTGGTATTGGTATCATCCTTCTGAGGAAGTCCCTGTCCTGTGTGAAGATTGGGATTTCCTCGTGTTGTTGCCAACTTGTTCTTATATCACTCATTTGAGTTCTTAGTTTGCTGATAATGCCACCCCTCTTTTTTCTTGATTCGTAGTCGTTCCAGTTTATTCCTTTCTGGAAGATAAGTTCCTGCTTTTGGTCAGAACTTACGCCTTCCAATTCTTTGTGTGAATACAATGACTGAGCCACAGCTGATATACTGTTGCGTGTTGCATCCTGTTGTCTCCAGATGAAATAGTTCAATACTTCTTCCCTTTCAGGAATCTGAAATACCCTCGAATCAAACATTGCCAGTTCTATATCGATGTCATCCAAGTGAAGCATTTCTTCAACGTTTACAGTTCTGTCTTGGTGGTCACCTACTTGATATTTTTTGTGCCTTCCCAAACGCAGCAATCTCAACTGGTTAAACTTTGCAGTTGCCAGTGCAGCAGATATACTACACATCTTTTGTAAGTTGTTATCATACCACGCATGGGTTGCGATTGAATCGAAATCGGTTACAAGAATAGAAATCTCATCGGACTGAACATAAGCGAACTTTGCTCCCTGTATGTTTTCACATAGGTAAGCAGCAGTATCATCCATGTCAATTATTAACCCGTTGTCAAACGGCCTTTCTAATCCATTGGTATAGGTGTGAAAAGCCTTTCCATCAACACGTATGATTGTGTGAATTCTGCGAGTCAATGAGAATCTTGTCCTATCCTCATAATACTCCTTCATTCGTGTTCCTAACGCATCTTTACTATATTTCCCATTTGTATCCATATGCTGATTTTAATTTACCATTAATACATTCATAAATTTTATTCCTCGCTCCAGACCTTAATTTTAATTTTTTTTCAATCTCCAAAGCATTTTCAAAAATATGAATGACATTATTGTTCATATCAATTTGTTTAATATTAACAAATTTTATTGGCATTTGATATTTTATCTTCGGCTCAAGAAATTCCTTAAAATCATATGACCAAGAATACCCACTAAAAGTTCCGTCCCTTTTTATGGCTGTAGAAATATTTCCACTGTTCTTAATTTCACTTACAGAATCAAATTTTTGTATAAAATTACCAGATAAATCATATTGATAAACTGGTTTTTTCTTTTTATTCTCACTTATTTTTCTTTTAGTATCCACCGAGAAATTATTTGCCCCATCTCCACCATCTGTTCCATTAGCTAAAATTCCACTTTTGTTATCAATTCTACCAAATTTTTTTATAAATTCCTTTTCAATTTGAATTGCCTCAGAATTGGTTAAATTTTCATAAATTCTAAAATGTATTGGAGACTCACTGCATTTGTTGAAAATAGATTTTATAATTGAATTTTTAACGTTATGTTGATTCCTCATATGAGGACAAAGGTGAACAATTTCTCGTCGTTTTCTTCCCTTTCCAACATAAAAGGGTTGATTGGTAAATTTAAAATCTCTAAATCTCCAAATTCCCAGCTTAGTTTGATTAAAATAAACGTAAACGTAATAATCCTTGTTTTCCATAACTTCTTTACATATAAATATGTAAGAAATTACAAAAATTCATCCTATCACCTAATAATACTCCTTCATTCTATCGCCGAGTGAATCTTTCATTTCCTTTGTTGTTTATCCGATATTGCGCTCACGACCAATAAGAGGCCGATAAGCATAAAGAAACATATTACTGGTGCATCGTGATGCCAAGTCATACTTGATTATTTTGCAATCGTAGTATCCGCTTCCAGATACTTTATCAGTTCCTCTTTGCTAAGGTTCTTTGCCTTATCAATAAGGTTATCCTTTACAGTCTTCTTAACTGGAGTGGTAGTAATTGAATCTAATCCAATTTCTTGCTTAGCCTTATCAGTCAGACTGTTGATTTGTTCCCTAAGGCTCAAATGCAAATATCTTGTAACGTCTGAAGGTAAGCCCCTTGCTGATGAATCAGAAGTAATAAAGGTTGTAGCCGCACCACCAGCAACGATAAGTAAACAGTCCTTTTTCGTTGGAGTAAGGACATAGCCCAGCCAAGTTAACATTGCCAATCCCAATACTGTATAGAAGAATTTAGCTGCATAGCCTCTGAAACGGTCCCATGCTCTATAGTCTGAATTCTTTTCTTCTTCTTCCTTTGTTTCAAGGTTCTTCTCGCTTATGGTTGAAGCCTTGAATGCTGAGCAAATAACCAGCACGATGAACCCAATCACGGTAAACCATGAGAAGATGTTTGAAGCCATATCAAAGAATTGCTTTACGCTGTCTGATACAGTTAGCCAATAGAATAGGTTGTACCAGTTTGTAGATAAGAGTTCTAAAAGTTTCATAAATGTAGATGTGTTATTAAGTTATGGCAAAGATACCAATAAGTTTTCTTCTATGTCAATATTTTTATAAAATAAAATCAGATTTTTGGTTGAACGTACTTTTTAGTGATGGCATTGAACTGCTCAACAGCCTCAACTGGAGAATGACCAGTCCAGATTGTTACACCGGCAACAGTTACCTTTAATACGCCATACATATTGCTGATTAAGCGTTTACCTTCTCTTGATAATGATGCGTAGATTTCTTCATTGTCGTGTAACCAACCCATGAATTCTTCAACGCCGATAGAATTATTAACTTTTCCCATAAAAAAATTTTAAATGAATGGAATGGTTTGACTTGGGAAACCATACATCTCAGCATCGGCCTTGGCAGCAGCTTCTGACATACCTTCCTTTACCATCTGAGCAGCATGCATTAGCCTGTAACCGGCAAGTAGTTCTTTTGCTGTTTTCTTGGTGGCTTCATTGCGCCATCCTTGTTGATGTGCTTCAGGTCTCCGATGTATTCAACGAATTCGTGAATGTCAAAGTAGGTATAAACTCCCAGAGCCAGTATCAGGATAATATAGAATGGGATAAGCAACCATTTCGATTGGAAGATAAGAAGTTCGATTCCTGACTTTATTGGGTTGTATTTGTTCTGACTCATTTATTTGTTTTTGAAAATGAGTATGCCAATCAAGACACACCCATTTTGGTTTTCGAAGGGGTTATATCTTAGTTGATAGTTTTCTTCGCTGTTTCAGTAAGCAATTGCTTACCTGTTTCTTTTTCCTTTATGATGTCAAGCATTTTCATACCCAGCAATCCGCTTACACCGCTGTTCGCATTGTCACCACCGCCTGTGATAAGAACTTCTGGTATGATTTTCACCTTACCTTCGCTTATCTTTTCGATGATTTTGTAATGAGCAAAGTTATCTGAGCCCATCGCTTCAACCTGTAACTGATAAGCTTTCGCTGTTGCGTTACCGATTGCTTCAATCTTGGCACCTTCCGCTTTACCCATGTTCTCAATCTTCGTAGCTTCAGCCTTACCTAATGCTTCAGTTTTGAACGCATCCGCTTCAGCGTTAAGCTTGGTTGCTTTTGCTGCGGCACCTGCTGCCAATTCTGTTGCCTTCGCTTGCGCACCGGCTTGTAATTCTGTTGCCTTGGCCTTACCTTCTGCATCCTTAACGGCTGCATCCGCTTTCTTTTCAGCGATTTGTACTGACTGTTGAGCCGTTACGATTTCACCCTGCATGTTAGCCAATGACTTCTCACTTTCTAACTTCTGGCGAACCTTCTGCGCTTCAATTTGTGTAGTGAAGGTCTTTTCTTCTTCCTGTGCAATCTTACGGTCAGTAAGAGTCTTCATCAATTCGGCTGGCGGAGTGATGTCACCTATAAGGGTATCTACAGCGTGTACGTTGTACTCTGTTAATACTTCTGATATACGGGCCTTTGCAGCGTCCTGACGTTCCTTACGTGTACTTAAGAAGGCGATAACATCGCTATCCTGCGCAGAGTTACGGAAGTAGTTACCAATCGTTGGCTCAAGAACTTGTGATACAAGATTCTGGATGCTACCGAAACGAGCGATAACCTTTGGCGCTTCTGTTGAAGGGATGTGAATGATTTGTGATACGTCCAGATTGAAAGGGAAACCATCCTTAGAACGAACCGTTATTGTTGACAGGTTCTTGTCCAAGTTGTGTGATTCACTTCTGGCGTTTGCCCAGTTCAATACAAGGTTGGTTGTTGGTACAATCTGCAACTTTGTTGTGTATTCGTTGATTGGGTATTTACCGGGGTCAAGTGGTGTATTCCAAACACCCTTCTGACCCTTATTTACGATATTACCGTGCTTGAAATCTGCACCTGATACGTCTGTACCATCTTCACCAACATATGATATAACGATACCAACGTTACCGATTGGAATCTCAACCATGTCCTTGGTTTCAATAGTAACAGCCCATGGGTTCAATGAATAAGAACCGGCAAGTATTGTTTGCGTTTGTAAACCTCTCTGGCCACCAGCTTCCAAAAATGAATCGAAGTCTTGGAAATTGTTATGACCTTCAACTGGGTTACCGGCGATTTGATTTTGTGATAATGGCTTACCATCCTGCGCTGTAATGATACCAACCTTACCTTCACCAATTACTGTGATATCGCATATAGCAACATCGAACAAAAGGGTATTGATACGGTACTTACCGGCATTCAAGTATTTTACTTGCTTACCCTTCTGACCATGATTGGCGAAGAAAGCACGTGCATCTTGGTAGTTGTTGCACTCTACGCTACGTGCAAGGATTTGACCTGTTACAAGCTGAACACCATCCTTAGCGGATACCAATCCCAGTTTGCCTCTTGGAACCTCAATGAATTCCTGTAATTTCACTTCGTACTGCCAAATCCATACGCCCCAATGCAAGCCCGGAGCCAATGGGTCAATCTGGAAACCAGCTTCACCATCTGCTGCGATGATACGACCGTTAGGAAGCGTCTTTTTATCAAGACCGAACTTCTTAACAACAAGACCAATTTTATCTTCAGGTATGATAACCATACCGAAAAGAACACGTAATACCCATTTGTGCATAACTGCAAGGAGCAATACGATAAGTGGAACGATTACGTACCAATGATTAATTAATGAAAGATAATTCATGTTTATTTTTATTTTTTGTTTACGGTTTTGGCCAAACGTTTACGGCCTTTGTTGGAATTCTTGTTTGCATGTACTTGCGCCTGTCAGCAGTCCTTTTGATTCGGAGCTTTTTGATAATATCGTCTTTGCATCGGAAGAAGTCATTTCTTTTGTAAGTGATTAATAAACCCTTTTTCTTTTGATACTCG